AAAAGTCTCATCGGTCATAGCGACCACGGTGAGCGTAACTTCTTCTCAAGGCATTATCCACACGCCACCCCCAAGGACGTCAAGTGGGGGTATTAACGCGGAACATTAGTGATGTAGTGTTCAATAATTTCACATCCGTTTCTTGGATGAGTCGACCAAACTAAGTTGAACTCTTTTTTTGCATAGGGTTTTAGTTCAATTATGTACATGAACTTATCTCGGGAACTTAATCCTCGGACCCATAGAGAGTCGTCAATTTTTATAAAATGACCCTCACCACTGCGTCGATCATTACTTCTTTGTTGTCGTCGAGCTTCATTAACTTCATGAGATAAGAACGCATCCTTTCTACCCTGGTTTCTCATCAGCTCAAGAACCTTTGTTCTATCGGTTGTTGTTGAACTAAGGAATTCACACCAAAAAGATTTAAGATTACGTCTTGTTGATTTAGTACCGATGCGTGTTTCGTATAATTTCGGATTACTATAATACCGATTATACACTGTACTATCTGTTATGCTTTGTTCTGTTGATCGGTTAGTTGAATCCAATATATGTTCTCTTTTGCATGTGAGAAACTTTTCAGAGGGAATGTAGATATTGGTGAGGGGGTGAATGATTCTAGTCATTTTGATTTAGATTCTCCCATTTTTAAGCTCGACTTAGGTTGACAAACACCGGTCTCTTGGTGTTGTTGAATCAGTGACATTTAATTGAAATGACCTTATCATTTTTATAAGTCGACACTTTTTACAATGAGGAAAACCCATTCTAAAAAGTGATCCCAACGGGGCTCGAACCCGTGACCTTGGCGTGCCTTATATGGGTATGATCCCACTCGTGTATACGTAGTATAAGCACCACGCTCTAACCAACTGAGCTATGGGATCAAAACTCATACATCGTGATTGTGAACCTACCCTTTGTCTTCACTGTGGGTTCGATGAAGAGTTCTCGTATCTTGTCTTTACCACGGGACGTACCTTTAAGTTCTTTTGACTCTTTATCAATACTTGCTTCTGAACGAAACACAACACCTTCCGCCTTATGATATTCGATTCCGTCTTTCATAATGACAACGACATCATTAGGTGGGATTGTTTGAGCGCCAATAAAATTGGGGTCTTTGTACAATGCTCTAAACATATACTATACAGAGATTTAAGCATTCTTAATCATATTGTTAATACTGGTGTTTCGTATGGAATTACCCAGCTTATCGAGACCGAGGAGGCTACTGATTTCCGCGAGGAGTACAAACTGTTGACTCATGACGACAGCTTTCGCGAATCGGGTCTTGGGGGAATAGTCACCGTAACCCACGGATGACATTGTAGTAAACGAAAAGTAAAAAGGATCTATGATACTGTCTTCAAAACCAAATGCCTCGGGGTACATTCGATTAATGGAAGCATAGATGAGACCGTATACAAGGGATATCATCAAAATAGGTAAAAACTGTATTAACCTAAGCATTTATATTGTACTGAGAATTTTATACGGATGACATTCGTTCTAATTCGTCTACATCTCGACTCTTTCTCCTCGCCGTAATATTTTGAAAAGCACCCAACCACCTGGATACTGCACGTCTAGAGGCTGTCACAGATGCAGCATCGTCGCTCACGACAATCGAGAGTCCGTTGCATACATCTGGTTTGTTCTCTTTATCGGGAAATTGTACCATGAATGCCTGTATACTTATAGCTGGGATGTCCGGAGCATCATCTAAAAGTTTGTCATATTCTTCTCTAGATTTCATAATAAACTCTACTACATCGGAACGATGTTTAATATCGAGAGACAATTCCATATCTATTGACCTATAGAACTTAGACCAACTCACACACATAGCCGAGTGTGACTCGGATAAAGGAAGACTCTGACTAAATTTGGAGATACTCGAAAGGATTCCAGCTATAACATTGAGGAAGGCAAAGAAATACTGGACAATTATGATACGTGTTTTAGTTTCCGAAGACACACCGTCATTACCACTAGGGTTTAGCACGGCAAAACCGCCCACTCCCGTTATTGAGGCTATGATGATAGACGGATAAGCCAGCCAGTCGTTTTGCTTTTTATAAAAAAGACGCGCATGATTATGTAACCAGCGATACCCGGCTGCTTTCTCTGCCCACTTGATTAGCAGTTTTTCCTGTTTCTCACACCATTCACAGTGTTCGTCTTGCTTTTGAACACTCATGGACTTAAATTACACGGATAAATTTTTAGCGCACTCCCTGGCTAATTTATCAACAGCTTCATTTTGTGGTGTACCATTATGAGCCTTGACCCACTTCCATTCAATCATAATAAAACGCATCCTTAATTCATCGAGTTTAACCCATAGTTCCTTATTCTTAACATCCCCACCATTGGAAGTTTTCCATCCATTCTTCTTCCAATTGTGGATCCACGCGGATATTCCCTGTTTCACGTAGTTACTGTCTGTCACGATACGTACATGCTTTTCTGATAGCAATATACACTGCTCGAGTGCTTTTACGATAGCTGTCATTTCCATCACGTTATTCGTAGTGTTAGGTTGCGCTCCACACAGTTTAAAGTCCTTACTTATCGCAGCCCACCCGCCCCTACCAGGGTTTCCGAGACAACTTCCATCAGTATACACTTCGTACATGAACTTATGTGGGCGTTATTTTCTAAGTAGATAGTAAATGCAACAACTCGCCCCTCTTTTATTATTAGTGTGCTGTGTATGCTGTTGTTCCTCATCTGTCCGATCAGCCGGTGGTATTCCAACTACACCACAAGCTTCTTCGGCAAGTAGTCTTGCTCTAATGGGTATGTTTACCAGATTGCTCACCGGTGGTATATTCTGAAGCCTTTTTGGGCGTTTTACAAATTGTGTCACCACAGTGGTCTCTGTTCTGATACACGGAGTTTATGGATGTTGAAATTTCATTACACGACTTGAGATTCCAACGACCTAACGCGGGTTTTTCAACTTTCACGATAAGTTCGTAAATTCGTCTGAGTAACATGACTTTGTTACTCGTTTTATTTTTAAGCTTTCAGTTTTAAAAATTGTGTATTTTCAATTTTTAAATATGAAGAATTAATTAATTTTAATAGCAAATACAAATTTGATTTGTATGCTTAGTTGGAGAAGGCGAGGCCACCCATACCGGATTGGACACGGAGGACGTTGTAGTTAACCGCGAACATGTTGAGGTTGGTCGAGTTATCGTTACCGGAGGTGGTGGTGATGGAAACCTGCGCGTTGTCGATGCGGGAGAAGTTGCAAGTACCAGTGGGCTGGTGCTCCTCGGGCTTAAGAGCGAATGAGTAGGCGTACACACCGGCGTAGGGGGCACCGGAGTGGTGGAAGTGGGGCTGAACCTGGTTGAAGTACTTACCAGTCTGCTCCTTGAAGCGGTCCTGGCCGTTGAGGACAAGCTTGAACTTGTCGATGGTACCGACAGCCTCCTCGGTGAACTTGGAAGTACCACCAGTGGTACCGCACACAAGGAGGGGAGCACCCGCGGAGCCGGGGGCGATGAAACAGTTGGAGTTGGCGGTGGTGAGGTCCTGCTCGAGAACAATCTCGGCGGGCTGACCCTTGGTGGTGAAGTTCCACATCTTGGTACGGGCGTGACCCTCGTCGCAGCACCATACGAGCTCCTTGACGGGGTGGTTGTACGAGAGGCGGACCTGCTTGGTACCACCGGAGGCGGTAACAGTGTCGGTGCCAGTGTGCTGAACCTGCTCAATGAGGTACTCGTGACCCTTCTGGGCAAAACGCCTACGCTCCTCGGTGTCGAGGTAGACGTAGTTGGCCCAGACCTTGAAGGTACCGGTGCTGAGGTAGGTGTCGAAATCAGACGCTAAATCGAAATCGATACGGACCTCGTGGTACTGCAGGGCAATTAGTGGGAGATAGAGACCGGGATTGCGGTTAAAGAAGAAAATTAAAGGAAGGAAGACAGCCTTGCCAGTGAGGGCGGAAGTCATCTTACCGTAAGTGAGCTTCTTGGACTCGTCAAGGTAAAGCTCGGAGTAGAGACGCCACCACTTCTGGTAGTGCTTGTCGACACGCTGACCACCGATGGACATTTCCACGGAGGAAATCGCACGCTCGGCGACCCAGCAAGAATCGTCGGTGCCGTCGGAAGTGATAGACGCCGCAGCGGCAGATTGGAGCTCGACGTACATGTCGCCGACAAGATCACCGTTGCGGGCAACAGTGACGGAAACGCGGCCGGAGTTGGCGGCAGTACCGTTGACGGTCTGCTCGATGTTCTCCATCGCGAAGTTAGTGTGGCGCTTGTATTTCGCCTGGAAGAAAGTTACCTCAGGGTTACCAGTAAGGTAGACATCCTGGGCACCGTACGCTACGAGTTGCATAAGACCACCGGCCATTTTGAGAGTTGTTGTACTATAAGCAGAGAAAATAATTTTGGGTAAACGCGCCATTTTCGATTTTGATTTTTCTTGGTCTAAATTAAATGTCAAATCAGCCTGAGCAAAATGAAATCGAGGAGGGTGAGATTGTGTCTGAGTCTGAGTCCGAGGAAGTGATTTCTGTGACTGAGACTGAGGATGAACCCATCGATGATGAAATTGATATGGACGAGGATGAAATGATGTTCGAGGACGACGGTGTGGATGTCGCGACTCTCATGACTTCCCTCCTCGCTACCGAGGATGGTGATACCGTATGTACGGCTCTAGTCAGTATCACCCAACAACTTCAGATGCAAAATAAAATCCTTATAAAGATTTTGAGTGAGTTGAAAAATTAATTAGAGAGAAAAATTGTAAATCATATAAATATGGAGGGTATTCATTTCATCGATAAGGACCCGAACGAGTATGAAGCACTCGCGGAGTTACAAAAACGGGATATCCAGTCGATGAAGGTAGAATCAGAATTTGAAAAAATTATTCGAACATTTGAGAATCTTTGGAACCTCAGAACAGAGGATTTTAAAATGGCCCGTGAACTTGGTTACCGACAATACATACACGCTGCTAACTTTGATGAGAAGGGAAACCCCATGGTGTCTAAAATCGATATCCTGGCTATTAAGGGTATTCGTGAAAAACAACGTAAATATTTGGTAGATATAAAAAATCAAATCAAGGAAGTTAATCTTGATAAAAAAGAAAATGAAGATGGCGTAAATTTAATTACTCGAGTACACAACATCTTGAAGCAAGTAAAGGATGGATACGATAACGTTCGGCGTCACTATAATGCATACGAGCGTGTAGTTAATCCCACAGCCATCGCACAGGCGAGTTCAACTTCAGATCCTTCTACCATGTGTGAAGAAGACACGGAAAACATAGTACCCTACCAGAAGTGTCTTATCTTTGCCCTGGATGAACTCTATAAGGCTAAGTATCGTAGATACAAAGGCTTCTGTTGTGAAGAGCGCAAAACTGAGGATGGATACAACACCCGGGCCTGGGAACAAAAGATGTCCATCAACGATTTTGTATATTCTCTATCCAACAAAGATGATAATTTTGAAATGTGGAAGAACTTTACGAGTAAAGGACAAGTTATTTACAGGGACGTGATTGACAACCTTGGTAAGTGTCAAGATTCACAATTTCCCACTATCGAGAAGCGTCGATATGTGTGGTCATTCAAGAACGGCGTTTTCATTGGTAAGGAGTGGGTGGGTACGAACCCCCTTAACAAGGACGATGGATACTATAGATGTGCATTTTACCCGTACGACAGTAAGGAGTTTGCTCGTCTAGACCCTACCCTCATTGCTTGTAAGTATTTTGACCAAGAATTCAACGATTATTCCCATATCGAAAACTGGGAAGATATCCCCACACCCAACTTTGAAAGGGTTCTTCAGTATCAGAACTTTGAACCAGATGTGTGTAAATGGGCCTATGTGATGGGTGGGCGCCTGTGCTTCGACGTTGGCGACCTGGATAAGTGGCAAATTATTCCATTCTTCAAGGGTATTGCGAAGAGTGGTAAGAGTACCCTAATTACAAAGGTATTCAAGAAGTTCTATGAGAGTCAGGATGTGGGTACACTTTCGAATAATATCGAGAAGAAGTTCGGCCTCTCCGCTATCATGGATAACTTCATGTTTATAGCACCAGAGGTTAAGGGTGATATTTCACTCGAACAGGCAGAGTTTCAATCTATCGTATCTGGTGAGGACGTATCCATCGCTGTGAAGAACAAGCAGGCTATTCCTATGGTTTGGAAGGTTCCAGGTGTCTTGGGAGGTAATGAAGTGCCAGGCTGGAAAGACAACTCTGGTTCTGTTTTGCGTCGTATTTTGCCTTGGAACTTTAGCAAACAAGTGCGTGAAGCTGACCCTACCCTTGACGAAAAACTTGAAAATGAATTACCAGTCATTCTACTCAAGTGCATACGAGGCTATCTCGAGTACAGGAACAAGTACGCAGACGTTGACATTTGGAATGTCGTTCCGAAATACTTTGAACTCATCAAGATGCAGGTGGCGAAGGTTGCGAACTCTCTCATCCACTTCCTCGAGTCTACTATGGTCGATAAGGGTAAGGGTGAGTACGTGCCACAAAACCTATTTGTAACTGCCTTCAATACACACTGTAAGAACAATAACCTCGGACAGCATAAGTTTCATGAAGATTTCTACGTTGGTCCTTTCAGTTCATATGATATCGAGGTTAGAAATGAGTCGGTCTCTTATAGAGGACGACAATACCCAAAACAACCAGTCATTTTCGGTGTCGACCTAAAGGAAGACGAATTGGTGACTGGTAACAATCATTAAAAAAAATCCTAATAAATAGTAATATGAGCCAGTCGGTCAAAGAATTTGTCAGGCAGTCTGGTGTGGACGTAAGGCAAAGTCCGAATTATAACTCCAATAGCAACAACAACTTTGCTCGAGAACTTGAAGAGCAAATGTGGAGGGACGAGCGAGCCAGACAAGAACGTATGGCTCGCAGGGAAGATATTGCGCGTGGTCAGCAATTCTTCCGCGAACCCGTCCGACCTGAATTACAGCAACGACAGGTACCTCCTATGGCTATGCGGCCTCCTCCCCCACCTCCTCCTACACGGAGTCGATTCGCGCGATTCGAAAACAACTCCCCTCTTGAAAATGAATTCGCGGACGTTAACGTCAATAAATTAGTAAACAATGCGATGAGAGAACCCATAAACATAAGCGAATTCGAGAATGATGATGTCCCTCCAATCAATGAAGCCGCGTTTGAAAGGGCACTCGCGGAAATGAATCCAGCTGTAGTCAACGAGTTTGCAGATTTATCTTCTATTGAAATTTCTCCACTCAGACCTGGTATGTTTAATGCGGGTGTCGATAGCGGATATGGTCAAAAGGATGTCGTCACCGATTTAAGACAAATCATCGTTAAAAAACCCCTCCCTAAAATGCGAATTGCCGACGGTCTTTATATAGAAACAAAGGAGATTGTTGGTAGATATGGTCAACAAAAGGTAGCTCTCAGGCATACCCGAAACCTTGGACTCAAAGGTAATATGAATGTGTCTCTCGTGACCGTTGAATTTAAAATGGTCATATCCAACGAAAATGGTGAGAGTCAGGGAACAAACGTTAACATTTACAAAAACGGAAAGATTCGATTCTCGGGTGGCTTACTCGTAAGTCATATGTCTACTCAACCGGAACTCGTTCGTCGTTACATCGTGAACAATTACACTGATAAAAAACCCTATTTCTACGGTCCCATTCAATTCAATAATTTGAGTGGCCAATTCAGCGTAAACGGTGTTTTTAACATGCCCAACATTCAGCAAAAGTTTTCTAGGTATGGTAGCGTCGTCTACGAACCAGAACTGCAGCCCATGATGTATGTGACCATGAATGGATACACACTTAACATCACAAAGGCTGGTACCATACAGATTATGGGTGCCAAAAATACAGCCATTCTCGAAAACGCGTACAAGGCCACATCGCAACTTATTAGGCAGTTCACGGTTGGTCAAGATATTATAATAAAGAAAACTAGGGCATCCCCGAAAAGAAAATCCAAACCCAAGCGCAAAACTAAAGTCGTTTCGCCACCTAAACCCAAACGCATCATTAAGCGTAAAACTAAGAATTCGCCATTGAATAAGAATCAGATTAACGCACTCAAAATAGATGGTAAGAAATGTGAACGTATGGATAAAAAGGAACTCGTAGACCTTGCACGTAAAATGGGTGTTGTTAACTTTAGAATTAAAAATGGTAATTCTACTCGTGATATGTACAAGCGTGAGATTTGCGATGCTATCAAGAAAAAGTCTAAAATTAAGACAACCAAGGTAAAGAACGTTTCCTTGTCTGGAAAGGGTAGCACGTTCCGTATAGGGCGCAAGCTTTGTCGTGATATGACTTTACCCCAGATAAAGCAAATTGCTCAAGTACTCAAGATTAACACGAACGGTAAACAGAAAAAGGATGACCTCTGTAAGAAGATTGAATCTGTTAGAAACAATATGAATAAACCCAAACCTCCTCCTCCACCCAAACCCACAAAACGTGAGGTCCAACGGGAGAAGAAAGCGAAGGTTCAAAATCAAAAGACGCAACAACGTGTAAAGAGAGTTGGATTGGACGATAATTCAATTCGTAAGGACCTCGAAAAGCAGTACGGCAAAACATGGATGAACCGTTACAAACCAAATCTTAATCAAGACATCAGGAATATTAAGAATGCTGCGTCTAGGGTCAGTGCCAATAATAGGAATAAGGCGCTCGGTGTACCCAAGAAGATGGTAGTCGATAAAATCAAGAAGGATATGGTTAGAAACTGGAAGATGCAGAGGAAGCGTAACCTTGAGAGGAACTATGTTATGAAGAATGTTAATGTGACCGGTGTTCCTAATAACATGAAAAATAGGTGGAGACAAGCGGCAGCGAACGAAGCTCTTCGTAGGAATAAAGCCATGACTGCTAAACAGTTCACAGCCCTCAAGAAAAAATGGTTAAAGGGTATGGCCTCTATTAGAGGAAATGGGAACGCGCGCAGAAATATTGGGGCGGCTCGAGCTCGGATTGAAACGTTATAAACATGGTGTACGAGTCGACGATGATACCCGGACGTGGGGTACCCCAAAAGATTCATGGATGGAAATGGCGAGAGAAGAACTTTTAGATGCGGTTATTTATGTCGTAGCGGATTACATTAGAAGTGTTAGAAGTGAAGGGGA